ATACAATATCTTTCATATTGAAAATATATTCGTAAAAGTAAAAAAGTGAATTTAATAAATTTTGTTTAACGTGAATATCTCTGAATATATTGAGTTTCCTGCGTTATTAGTATTCCATTCAGCAGTGACAAGAAGTGTATTAGATATTGTAGTATCAAAAGTTGTGTTGTTTACAATACTGAAATTTACTCCTTCAAAGTCAAGTCCTCCATTTTTAGTGTATGAAAACAATCCCCCTGATGCTATAGAACCTACACTTGCAACTCCTAATTGTCTAATAGTGAAGTTCACATCTAGTTTCCAATGTTTATTAGTGGTGGCATTCATTGCCATTACCCCTGTTTCCGCTAATAATACACCCGAATCCGTTTTAATTCTAATATGTAAAGTGGCAGAACCCACACAAGATAGATGCCCTATTAACACTCCATGAAAACCATCACCCACACTAAACCCATTTGCGGGAATTATAATAGATCCTACTCCCCCACTTATTAATGTAGTCTCAACAGTTGTTGCACTTACTGCAACGCTGGTTCCTGTTTGAGAAAATAAACCATATACCGTTGGTCCAGGAATTGTTTTAACTTTAACTTCACCCGTTGATCCGTCTCTTGTTAAATAATTTAGGGTTGTTCCCGTATCTGTTGTTGGTGTTGATGATATGTTTAATGTTGTTGCCGTAAGTCCACTTGATATAATAGTATTACCACTTACGTGTAGTTTTTTTGATGGTGTGGTTGTCCCAATACCAACGTTACCTGTACTAGTGATATTTATTACACCAGATGATGGTGCAGACGTTCCAATACCACCTATTGACATAGTACCACCAGAAGGGGTATTAATCCAAAAAGATGTACCTAATCCATATTGTAATCTTAAACCGGTATTAGTATTACCTGACCCCCATATAAATTGATTACCATCTACTATGGACACTTTTTCACCGGGGTTTGTTATTCCAATACCAACACGACCAATTGAGTCAATTACAAATGGTGTTGAATCAGGGTTGGTGCTATCTTCTACTAAGAATGAGTTACCGGCATTTAAATTATTTATGTGAAGTTTAGCAGTTGGTGATGTTATACCAATACCCACATCACCTGATGAAGAGATAACCATTCTAGGTGTACTGTTTGGTCTAAATGATATACTATTACTTCCTAGAGTTCCTATAATAAACTCATTACCTGCGTTAAATAACTCATTATTATCTATACCAATACCGTTATTAATTGTACCAACTAATAATGTTGAACCTGATAAACTAGTACCACCAATTGTTGATGATCCACTAATAGCGATTTGTAATCGTTGAGTAGGGTTTGAATTACCAATACCCACATTACCAGATGATGATATATACATTCTAGGGTTAAATTCAGTACCGAATATAAGTTTTCCACCAGAAACTTGATTAAAAACATTTAAATTAGTACTACCAGATGTTTCATACCCAATAAAACCAAATCTACCGGCTGATATCCCTTGTGGGTAATATTCTTGATATACATGATCAATACCTTCATATCTAACAGAATTAGCGTTACCACTGATCTGTAGGGCAACTGCTGGTGTAGGTGTTCCAATACCAACACGACCAATTGAGTCAATTACAAATGGTGTTGAATCAGGGTTTGTATCATCCTCTACTAAGAATGTATTACCTGATGTTGTGTTGTTTATATGAAGTTTTGCTGTTGGATTTGCAATCCCAACCCCTAATCTATTATTTGCTAAATCAATGGTAACCGCACTTGTAGACCCAAAATAAACATTTCCTTCATCTAAAGGGTTTATGTTAAGAGGTGAACAAGAATGGATGTTAGAAACGTATAAATCGGTAATACAATAACCTGTTATTGAGTCGAAAACTTGTGATATTTTAGCCTTATAGGAAGATCCCGCCGGGTTTCCTTGTGATGTGTCACCTGTTATAACAATATGAATTAAATCATTTAATGTTACTCCTGTCGCTAAAGATCTGTCTGTTAAAAATGCCATTTAAGTTTTTTTTAATAAATATTTTAAGTTTGGAAATCATATTCCTCGTTATCCATAAAATAAAAGTCGTCTCCGTCTTGAAATTGTTTTATTGTAAGAGATTGTTGTGTACAATCAACTATTTTAAATATTTCACAACCTAACGAGTCAATTAGTTTTATACCAACCGCAGGTGCGGTGTTAAATTGTGATGGTATTGTTAATACTATTGTTGGTGGTTGTGGTGGTAACACATTTGCAACCAAAACACATTGATTACCATAGACATCACAAACAAACACATTATATGATGTGAAAATAAAACTTGTTGTTTGTATCTGTATCTGTGCCATTATATAAAATAAGTTGGGTCTATTATGTTTGGTACTCCTCCAATGTTTTCGTAAATTTTAAATAGGGTTGTTACGTACTGTGAGGGATATGTTGCGGTATCATATGTCCATATTTCAAAGTCACCACTTAAACTTGTTATTCTAAATTGATAACAAACCATTGTCCAACTATATGTTCCAAGATTTTTAGTTGGTGTGTAGTTATAAAAATAAAAATTAGATAGGTCACATGTTTCGGCACTTAAAGATGGTATTGTCGTTAGTGGTGATCCGGAATATGGGATTGTTTGAATAACATATTTTGGGATCTCCACAGAAGCGGTCACAGTAGTTGAGGAAAAAGTATTAGTAGATGAGTTTAGTAATCTAAAACGGTAAAACGGATTATCTACTTTTGATCCAGTATTGGTTATAATTGATATATTATTTGTTACTGCCGTTGAGGAATTGTTTATAAAATCACATATCCCATTTGTATAACCACTACAATTAATGTCACAACTTCCCCACGTTAAAGAATTTGAGATTGTTGGCATTGTAATTGACATTGTCCAAGGACCGGTCCCTCCTGTTGTTACTACTGAAGATGGGTGAATGTAGTATTCTTGGAATCCAGTTATATCCCCACATTGTTGTGTGCCTGAAGCTAATGGTATTCTAAGATTAAAAAATCTATAATAATCAATATCTAATGGGTTTGTTGGGTTTCCCGAATAAGAAGTATAAAAATTATCCCAACTAAAGTTATAATGTTCTAAATCAGAATATGTATTAAATGTCATGACAATTAAACCCTCACCAAGAACCACAGATTTATCATATGTAATTGTATTTGTATTTGGAACATCACAAGTCGGGGTAAATATATTAAAGAATGGGTTTCCACATGTAGTTATTGGGTTATAATATAAAATTGACGTGTTTAAATCATATGGTACTGTATCATAAATAAACCCATTTATACTTCCATTATATGACGTACCGTCAATAAATCCATTATCGGTATTTAGATATCTAAAAATATTACTATCGTTACATCCCGAAATTTTAAATCCATAATAATACCCATCACATGGTTGTGAAATTTTATTTATGGTAGATTCGACAATTCTAATTGGGGGTATTAATGTATCGTAACACAATTCACAATCAAAAGTCTCTAAACACTCACACAGTAATCCCCAATTTGTGTTATTATTTAAAGGGTTAGGGGTTATTTCTATTTCTAAATAATCCCCACTATTTACAGTAATTCCTGTTAAACATAAAACTTTTGGGAAAAGCGTATATGTTGTTAGGTTTTTTATAGTTTTTGGGGTAACTAATGGACTAAAATTTGTTTCTGATTGGTTCATCCCCATACTAATATACTCCAAAACTATAGGGACAGAATAATTAGACCCAAAAAAAGTAATTTTTAAGTCATCATAAATTTGTTGTCCCTTAAATGAATAAGCAAAATATGGCTTTAATGGATCCAAAGCAAATGTTGTCACAACAGGTTGTGGTGTTATACTTGTGGTGGCACTAAAACTAAACCCGTGAGAATAATAAGGACTTGTTGATCCAGGTCCGTTATCACAAGTTAACGCATCTACATTAACTGTAGTAGAGTTAAAACAATTAAGGTCCGTATATTCCGTTCCATTTAATTTAATTTTTTGTATTACAGGAGTATAAACTCCGGCAACTATAGGAACTTCGCTTGATCCTGTTAATGGGTGTGTATATAAATAATCACCAACATAATCCGTCCCATATCCTGACGTGAAAGCAACTGTTGTACTTACAATTCCAGGTCCGTACCATTCAATGACGTAATCAGTTACACTAGGATCACAACTTGCGGTAATTATTCCCACTGAAATTACTCCTATTGGGTTTGTATCATAAAAATCAAATCCAATATCACAACTAACACATAATGGATTAATGGTTGTTGTTGATGTTGTCGATGTTGATGTCGTGGTCGTTCCTTGGAACGTTTGACAATATTCACAATTTGCTGCGTCTATAATTTTAACACCAAAAGATGAATATCCACTATATGGTCCTGGAATTGTTATTGTTGCGGGGACAGAACTAATTGTATCAACTAAAGTACAATCTATATCAGGACAATCTCTACATACATACACATCAACAGGATATGTTACTTGTGATATATTTGTTATATTAACTTCTAAAGGCATATATTATATATGTTTAATTTTATTTTTTTAAGGTATAAAACTTATTGTTTCACACGATGATATTTGAGATGCCCCCCCAAACGGTATTGTTGCGGTTTGTAAATATGTTAAAGTATATGGTGAATTTTCATCTATTTGATAGACTTCTCCCCCATTATTTAATATATGTATTTTACCTGAGTCAGTGAATAAACCGTATGGGTTTAGTATGGTTGGGGATATTAATTGGTCAAATTCTAATGTTCCTGTTGAGTAGTCATACTGTGAAATATATCTGTCAAACCCAATTTGGGTTGTTAATATTAATTTATTACTTGTTGTATAAATAAAATCCCCTGAAATTGTTCTACCCGCAGGTATATTAAATTTATTTGTTACTATGGGACTAACACCACTTATATCAATTTCTACCACAGTTTGAGGGGTACTAAAATTTGTAACTCCTGTTGTTGTGATAAGAGTAGTATCATCAATTGCGGTTAATCCAGCACCAATAGTGCAGTTACTAATAACAATATTTCTATTGTAAGACCCACTAAATGGACTTAAAATTATGTCATATTCTGTTATTGCACTTGTGGATGCATAACTTAACCACATTTTATTTGAGGTATGTGCAATATCTCCAGGTCCAGCATCTAAAGTTCCACTTATAAATGGTGTTAATAATATATTAGTATTTGTTAATGGATAATAAACATATATACTATTGTCCAAATAAAAAGATGTCATTATATCACATGTCAATAAATTTGGTGGTGTAGGAGGTATAGGGGATGGGGTTGGTGTAACAGGAGGCCCACAAACATCGGCAACACAAGTATATAGAGATAAACTATAACCACCTGTACCACTATCTAATGTAGGTACGGTACTTGCACAAACATATGTTGTTGCGCCTCTTCCAACCCCAACTCCCTGAGGAATAGGTTTACAATCGGTATAACTAAATGTTGACCCAGTTGATGCCGAACCACCACTTAACTCATAACAATCACAAGGAAAGGCCGGAGTTTGGGTTGGTGTTGGTGTTACTGTTGGTGTTGGTGTTGGATTTAAACAGTTACCCAAGGTTGAGTCTTCTATTACACATCCAAAGGCAATCATAAGATCAGTAACCCATGGATACGTTACATTACTTTCTGGAAAATATGATGGATTATCATTATGTTGTAAAATTATTGTTGGTGCCGAAATGTTAACATGTTCCCATCTGTTTGTTATATCATTCCAATATACAATACTGTTACAACTTGTTGTACAGTCTGATTGATAAATTATATAGTATGGTTTACCGTTTATTATACCAACAGGATTTAAACTACAATCCCAAGAAGGTAATACCATTAAGTCAGTATTTACGGTAAAACACATAATTGTTGCGGGAGTTGCGGTTGGGGTTAACGTTGGTGTAGGTGTAACGGTTGGTGTTGGCGTTAATGTGGGCCCCACTAATGTCATATCTGCATTAAACCCTAAACATTCAGGTGCCTTACCACAATCTTTACAAGAAATTAAATATTCAATTAGTAAATTGATTTTAACGTTTGTATCCCCTAAATCATTAAAATTTGTTAACTGACAATCCTTAATTTTCTCATTACAGTTATTTGTGATTGTTATCTTATTTTTTCCAAGATCAATTATAACATCACCAATTTCAGGATATTCTTGTATTGTGTCTTTAAGACTTTGTATCCATATTGTGTCCGCATATTGAGCAAAACTACCACCTGTATATGTATAAAATAAATCTTCTTTTATAACCCCATCGATTTCTACTTGGGTTCTGAATGTCGCATTTACAATATAACAACCAATATCTCCTGATGTTAGATCAAAAAACCCTTCATTCATCATTTGTAGTATTCCTCTCTTACCATATATTCCGGTATTAACAAAATCATCAGAACATACTGTATATGAAGCATAACTAGTTGTTAATTCAGTACCATTTAATATTATTGTATCACTTTTTAAACAACCTTCACTATCTGTCACTAATACAGAGTAATTTCCATTTGATAACCCCGTTAAATGTAGTCCTGTTTGAGCCCCAACATTTGAACTCCAAACAATTGTGAAAGGTGGTACTCCACTTGTTATATTTAAATAAATTTCACCGTCATTACCAATAGTTGGTTGTACACCAACTAAAGTAAAATCAACAGGTTGGGAATCTGCAATATAGAAATTTTCAGTTTGTGTACAGGTAGGTGATCCCGAATCTGTTACTGTTGCAACATAAAACCCAGAACTTAAATTGTTAAATACATTTGTTAATTGGGTTGTTGTTGTAACGGGTGTTCCTCCTGATAAATTATATGATAACGGTAATGTTCCTCCTGAAGTAGCGGTTATTATTGCGGTACCATTATTTAAACCACATGTTGTATCTGAATAACTTACTGATATTTCATATTTATTTACATTTACAACAGTAAAATGTCCAGTATATATACATCCCGAATTATTAGGGACATCTTGTATTAATATTGTATAACTTCCACTTTCTAAACCAAAAAAATCACAAATTGAGTTTGTGGTAGTTACGGTAGAATTTCCGTTGAAGTCATATAAAGTGTATTGGTAGTTTCCCGGAGATAGTCCATTATTTAATTCTATGTGAACAGATCCATCACTTGAATTACAATTAGAGTTTGTTACTGACATTGTCGTAACAATAAAACCATTTGGTGTTAATAACGAAACGGAACTTATCACATTACAAAGTCCTGCATCTGTTACTGACACTGTAAATACTCCCGAAGATAAACCTGTAAAAGTATAGATATTACTATACTGTATTGTTATTTCACCGTTTGAACCTGAAAAATAATAAGGTGCGGTTCCTCCTGAAACAATAACCTCAACCTCTCCATCATTTGAAAAACAAGAGGGTTGTATTGTTGTTAACATTGCGGCAACTCCCAAATCAGGAACATCAGATAGTACAACACTTTTAGTTATCGTACATCCTTCAAAGTCGGTTATTGTAAGTGTGTAGGTTCCCAAAGTTAGTCCTGTAACTTCAGGGCCTGTTTGCGTTCCAACATTAGGACTCCAACTATACGTATAAGGCGGATTTCCTGTTAGACCTGTCACAAATATTTTTCCTGTACCATCAATAGGTACACAACTTGCATCATTTACAACATATAGACCAAAGTCCAAAGGACTTGTTTCTTTAATTAAACAAACTTCACTTCTTCCTGTACATCCACCACCATCATCACCGATCACATAATATAGTCCTGGTGAAAGATTTGTAAAAACATTACTTGTACTGTCACCACTTGTTATATACCCTAAAGTGTTTTCGTATAAATAAAACGATCCAACACCATAATAATTTGTTGTTGATGCGGTAATCGTACCATTATTTAGTCCACAAGTAGTCCCACTACTTTCTATAGACACACAGGTTCCTGAAGATATTGTAAATTCAACATATCTAGGAATAAAAGGTGGTTCTAAACAACTATCTATAATCTCTAAAATATAAGTATCAGGAGTTAGACCTGTAACAAAATAAGTTGTTGTATTTGATGATAGCGGTAATAAACCTGATGTTGATATCTCACTTACAGTATAATTTGGGGATCCTCCTGTAATAGAAAAGGAAACTCCCCCAAATCCTGAGTTTGTGCAGTCTCCACTTACACTATAATTATATATATTTATTGACCCACAACTCATTGGTTACAAAGTAGATTAAAGTTTATTCCAACATTTATTTTAAAATCTTGAGTAACACTTAATGGAATACAATTACCATTATATACAGTAACAGTATCATCAGTATTAATAACATAATTTAAACCTTCTGATTGTAAATTACTTAAACTCGATTCAAGTGCGGTTATCCAATCGTTTTGAGATGGGTAACTAGCAATAGGACTTGTATTACCATATCCCGTAAAAAATTCATCATGAACTAAAGTATTACCATTTAAAACTAAATCAATATACCAAGTACTTTCTAATGAATTAAGATCACAACCAGTCAAAACATATCCTTGAGATTGTAATAAACTATTTAACACAACCGCAAATGAGGTCACTGTTGGATTAGACCCCCAAGGATAGATAGGACAAGTAACTTCTTGTATAGGACAATCAACCGCAAATAATTGACCAACCAACGCACAAGGTTTACATGGTATTGGAACTATTTGACAACCCATTTGTCTTCTCCAAACAAATTTTTGTCTATGAAATATAGAATTTTCCAATCTTACTCCTGATGTTACCAATGTTGTTGCTGGTATCATTTGTCCAACTAATTTTATCCAATAATCGCCTATTCCATTAACATAGTCGATCATTGTTCTATATGTAAAGTTATCGTTAGGGATATTAATCGCCTGTTCAGATTCTAAGTATTTCCAATATATAGACTGTAATGTTGGGTATCCTCCTGTTTTACCATCGGTAATAAATTGTCTATTTCTAACATTGATCATGTTATGCCAAAATGTTTGAGCAAACTCAAAGAATGTTTTTTGTTTTGGTTTTGGGTTAATTTCAGTCCAATCTATACCTCCCCTATTTGGGTATGGTCCGTTTGGATTAGGGTTACAATATGTTGGTTCAACATAGTCTAATCCCTCATTTGGTATTGGGTAATTATACTGTCTTGACATTGACCAAACATCATAAACCAACCCTTGAGCCGGATTTAAAAATACGTCAACATTTTTAACGTTTACAACAAATCTTTCATCATAAACCCTATAGTATGCAGTAAATCCACCATCAGACGTATTTCTTAAACCAACATTATCAATAGTCCAACTTTTTTTATTATCAATTACTTTAACTAAATCATAACCTAAAGACATAAATGGAAATTTACGATACCTATCAAGGTATGTTTGACCATAATTAAATGGTAATAGAACAGTTTGGTAATTAGGGTTTTGACCAACAAATACTTGATTTGTCTCTACAACTTGTTCAGGCATGTGATGATCAGGTGTTGATTCATACCAACCTCCTCCTATTTGGAAGAAATACCCTTCGCTTTCTTGTGCTGCGGTTGGGTAACCTAAACTATCCATTGGATAATCTAACCTTGTTGTTGTTACTCCACTAATAGTCGTTTGTAATGTAAAACCGCTATATAGGACTCCCATTATTGAAAATGTATCTGTAGGGTCTGAAACAGGAAGTTGTTGTACATACAGACCACCTGAAATATTTAAATATTGATTTTCAAACTGAGAAAGGTTTATTCTTTCATCTGCAATGTATATGTATTCATTAAAATCAATTAAAGCCTCAGGTGCTCCAATCAATCTTAATAAAATTTCAATAGATCTTCTTGTTCCCTTTGATTTAAACAAATAGGCGGCATTTAAAATTAAATTTTTATAGAATTGGTAATTAATTTCATCAGGAGTTAACGCTCTTGAGTATCCAGGAAAATTACTTTCTTGATTGGTACCAAAAATTGAATCTAAAAGCGATTCATTACTTATTGGTGAAATGTTTGTTTTCCACCCTAATGTTTCTGCAAGATTTTTTAATAATTGTGATGGTATGTCATTACCTGTATTGTAATTAACGGATGTCATATTTGCCAATGACATAACAAATTTTCTCACCTCATCAAAACTTCTTCCGTATATCTGTAATACCTTTTCTAATTTTCTATCACCAGTATCAAATTCTTTTAATGCTCCTGTGGTTAAAAACCTTGATATTAAATTAGTATTATATGAGTCTAAGTTTTCACATAAGTCATTTAAAGTTGTTAAATATTTATCAAAATCGTTAGTTCTAATATCTAAATTCCACAATCCATCCAAAGGCCATGTAATGTTTTGACTTGTTGTTGTGTAAGTACCATCATTGTTTTCTTGTGGAACTTGGAAAGTTGCGGTATAAATTGGTTGTATTAATCTATTTAAAAGAAATTTTTCTACCTCATCAAAAAAATCATTAAACGATTTTTCCGTATAAGTAGTGTTGGGTCTTAATATGATATTATCTGTTGTTGCGGACATCCCTGAAAAAGGATTTCCATTTACATAAAGTTTTAAATAATTATCAGTTTCATCAGTAGGATCTAAAAATACTACGTTATATTCGGAATTATTAACAAATATTGAATAGTTCCTATATTGAACTGTTAAATTTCTTAAAGGTGATTGCTCAACCTCACTTAATTCAAAGTTTCTTGTTGCGTTTGTTGTAAAATCAATATCAAATGGATTTCTTATCCAATTTAAAGGTATCTCTAAATATGTTTCATTTAAAATTTTGTTATATAAAATATTAACTGCCGTTAGTCCTGTTTGAAAATTAAGGTTATTCTTTAAACATTCTACGGATGCCGGAAAATAATTAATTATTCTTGTTATAGACGTTGAAATTCTTTTTGTTAGTGATCCAAATAATGTAAAGTTGGTTATTTCACTTAAATCAAAATTTGGGTAAACTTGTAAATTTTTAGCAATTAAGACTTTTGACTCTTCGATACTTTTTAAATCTAAATCAGATAAACTTATCGGATCTGAAAAAGCACCAATATTAAATGTTCTGTTTTGTTTTTCAGTAATTCCTGTTGTGAACTCAAAATTAGCGTTAGTTAATCCCCCACCGGCAACTAATTGAACCCCAACTAAATCGTCAGAAAATGTACTATCTCCTGTATCAGTTTGTGGAGGCCATTTATATTTTATTACTGCCATTATTGTGTTATATTTGCAAAGTTTTTACTAAAATCTATGTTATCACCTCTATCTTGTTTTACTTCATATAAAAGTTCGTTATATTGATCTCTAATTTCAAATAAATTGTATTGTTTGTAAATGTTATTCTGAGTATCGTAAAGTGTATAAATTCCATCATTAAGAGACTTAGTCTGATTACCAAACAAAGAAATTGCCAATGTGGAAATGTCGTGTTCAACCATTTCAATCTCCATAGTAACAGGATTAAAGAATGTATTACTTATTATTATTTCTTGATCTGGTTGACCAATAAATGGTGTTGCGTTTGGTTTGTTAGATGGTGATGAAGAAGGTGATAATGTACAAAATATTAAATTTGTAACCCCATTCACATATTGATATCTAACAGTGCTTGTTGAGGTGTTTGTGGTATTTTGGACCACGGGTTCGCAGTAAAAAGATGAGGTAACTATTCTGAAAAAATTTGGTATTTTAGCCCCACTTGTCTGTAAGTATTCAACCCTATAACCAATTAAACCTTGATTAACAAATTTATCTCTGAATGAAACGGGAACGTTACTTATATCTATTACTATCCCTTTTATGTTTGGTAGTGCTGCCAATATACCACAATCAGTTATTCTAGTTCTAATTTCTGCGGGTCTTATATATAATGTATAAATCCCTAATTGATTAAAAATATTTGATGGTAGTCTTAAATTATATAGTCCACCTAAGATTTCTACACCTGAATTACCTCCAGTATTTGTGTTGTGAAAATAAGGGGTCAAAACCGCAGAAGAATTTAATTTTGTCAACTGAAAGTTGTTTGTAACGTCTCTTGACTCCGTATAATTTAATATAATATCAACGTCAGTTGGACTTACGTCCGCCGGTCTTATTGTTCCATATGTTCCTGTTGCCATGTAATTTTACTTTGTTATTTTATAAATATTAATAATTAAGTTTCCACGTTAAAAAAACCATAACCATATTTGACTAAATCTCCTATGTTATCAACTTCTCCTAATCTTTCGATAGATTCTAACGCCGAATTTTTCCCCCTTTCAATAAATAAATCAGATCTTATTTCAGGTTCATAAGCCACCCCAATTAATGCTTCTTCTTTTGTCATCGCAGATAAAACCAAATCATTTTGTGTTAATCCCGAAGATTGAACAAAATATAATGTTGTACCTCCACTTAGGTCCCAATAATCCACACCATTTATTGTATACGCAGAATACGATCCATTTGGTACTGATCCGTAATAGATACCAACAACTCCTGTTTCTCCTGTTACTTGTATTCCTAATGGGTATGGTACTGGTCCATACTGTTCTAAGTCAGATAATGTAGAATTTGTCGTTCCTGTTACCAAAAATGGTACTCCAACATAACTTGAACTTATATAATCTATAATATTTGGGTTCGAGTCTCCTGTAAATAAGAAATCATAACTTACGGGAATGTTTGCCCAATTACCCCCTTGTTGGTAAAATACTACCGTTCCATTTGGATTAATTGGTACTATATTTTGGTAAGGTACGTTTATGGTTTTTGTAACTTCAGTTATCCCCCAAGGTGTAGTTCCTTTAATTTTTATTGTATAAATACCATTAGATGCGGGGTACGTATGGTTTAATGATGAGGGTGAAAAAATATTAATAGGGACTATCGGCGATCCATCCCCCCAATCTATTTCAAATACCGATTGAGTTACATTATTTGATGTATTAAAAACATAAAATGTATATGGATTAATAGTGTCAGATGAAAAAATAAAGTTATTTAAAGTTTCTTTTTGGTAAATTAAACCATCAAACACAGAATACCATCCCATATCGTATGTTGTCTGTGTTAACATGATTGGAATAGTTAACCCTGTTAAGGTTGAGTCTCCGTTTGTTCCCCCTGATAATAATTGGGTCATGGAAGAATAAACATATGTTGTCCCTGTTTCACAATTAACGTAAGTTACCCCTGTAGGACAACAAGGATCTTCCACATATATTTCTTCACAATCTCCTGTCCAATTAATAGGAAATATTTTATTCTTTATATCTTCAAGACCAATCTGTATATAATATCTTTGTTCTTCCATTATGGGTTCATATATTCATACCAGTTTATTGGTGTTGTTGTTCCAACTCTATTATTATTGTTGTCTTTAATAGTATATGTAAAATCACTGTAATCTAAATTAACTTCATAATAAAAATACTCAGCGGGATCAAAATTATATTGTGTAGGTAAAATACTTGTTTGTGGAGTGTTTGTCATAATAACATAACTTCCCGTTTTACCGTTAAAGAATTTGGCCCTCATATAAAAAGTATCTATATCAATAAAATCTCTACTTCTAACCCAATAAATAAAAAACCCTTCTTTATCTCCAACAAAGTCTAACTTAAATTCAGGTTTTTTTATGTTAACAGTAGGGATGGACGGACTTAAAACTAAACCGTTTTCTATTCCCCCTTGTTGTACTGGTAAAATTATTGTTAAATAATTTCTTTGTGTTGCAGAATCTTTAGTATCATATAGGTCTAACTTGAAGAAACTTTTTGTGAATGGTTTTGTGTAATAATAGACTTCATTAACGGAAAATCCTTCGGTTAAATAAGAAGAGTTCCATAAATTAAGAGATTGATCAAAAAATCCAAAATCGTAATTTATATCGGTCTTATCAGTATTATCATGTTTTTTATGTGAGAATCTTGCAACCTCAAAATCATTTTCTTTACCAATAACCTCATCAATAGTTTTAAGAACAAATTCATCAATGGCGTCATCATTACCATCTATGTCCCACTTAACTTCAACAGGTATATTAATATAAACGTCTGTTGGTTTTTTCAATATTTTATAATTATTCACAATCATCTATAATAGGTTCTGCAATTACGTTTGGATTATTTATATTACTTCCGTCTCCAATTAATCTGAATATAATTTGATCGTAAGGGTAATGACTACCATTTAAAAATGGGTAATCAACTCCGAATCCTTCACTATCTTTGTACCCATATGGGTAAATATCTCTCCATCTAAAAGTTTGACTTGTTATTGAGAAATATGAGTAGTCAGGAACTAAATCTATATTTTGATATCCTTCTTCATTTACAGATGTTGAGAAAACTTTAATTGTCATTGGGTGGTGTACTTTATAGTAATACCCTAATTGATTTGATGGTGTTAACAAACTTGTTGATGTAAAGTAGTTAGGATTAAATGTGAATTTTTGATAGGTACTTGATATAACTCGTTCTTTTTGTTCATAAGGATTAAATTCACAAAAGTCTCCATTTATGTTATCTCCAATATTTAAATTATCGACATAATAAAAAACATTACCATTAGATGTGTAATTGTTTGTTAAAAACCCTGTATCCGATTGTGTATTTGTTTGATCCCACCAAACACTAGGTTGGTTATTCTCTAAAGGTAAATTAAATTCGTAACCCTCTTTAAGATTTGTATTCGGACCTAATGTCCACCCAAAATATCCTTTCCAAATAAAACTAAAAAATAACTCGCTTACAGGTCTGTTAAGGTTATCCCTTAAACCGTCAATATCAATGTTATTATTAAACATTAAATTGTAACTGTCATTACCTTCTTTAATTGAAGATCTATCAACCCCATTTGGTGTTAAGACCGCTTTTTCAAATTTAACGGCTTTACTAAAAATATTTTTTTCAAATCCGGCATTAACTAAAACAGAATCTTCAATACTAGTTAATATTTTGTGAACCCTAACATAATAGTTTGAGGTTGTGTCTATTTCATTAGTTGCGTTTATAATTCTTTTAAATGTCCCTGTTGTGTTCACACTGAAAGTGGTACCTAAATACCCTATATTTTGTATGTTAAAAATGTAATCTTCAGAATCATAATTTTCATTACCCAAAGAAGTCACTTGAAAGGTGTCTGTTCCATTGTAATTAAAGTTAAGTTTAACTGATTCTCCAACAGATAATCCATGATTCATAGGACATCTAAATGATATTACATCGTCACCATATAAAGTGTTGTTTTCAATAATAAACGGTATTCCATCAAAAGCCTGCCAAGACCATGTGTTTGTAGTATCTTGATCATCAGCATATAATTGTCGATCAACATTTAAATGTGGGTACGTTAAATAATACATCCAATTATATGTTGTTGCACTTTTATTAATAAAACTAACATGATTACCCACACCTGTTGTGTATCCATTTACATTATTATCTGTCCTAATAAGATCAAATTCATAATATTGTGGAAATCCATCCCAAGGTGCTGATGGATTACCTATTGATGTAACCGCATTTGATATAGCGTTTGTGTAATATAAATTATTTCTATATGGAACATAAGACGTTCCTCCACTGTATTGGTTTTTAAATAAAAATACTATCTTTGTTGTTGGTCTAAATATTGTAGATTCTCCTCTTTCTTTTTGAAACAACTCAGCCAAATTTATTTCTTCGGTTCTATCATATTCAACTTGTTGTTTAAACGTTTGATTTAGAGGAACTCTTACCGCTTCATCAACATTTGAGGATATTTTATTCTTTTTAGATCCTAATAATATTTGTATAGTTTCATTATTACCCATTTGTATCTGCGTTATTTACATAAAGTTTAATGAATCTATCAAGTGCGGTAAAACCGTTATTCAATCCAAAATAAAAATGGAACGGTGCCCCAACAAGAATAGGGTCTAAACCAGGTGTGTTTGGTGCTCCATAAGTAACGTTAACTGTTGTTGGGTTAGGTCCTGGGGTAAAGTTTGCAATATGACCTTCTTGTGTTGTTGTGGTTTTAAAATAATCTGAGGTTTGGAAATCTAAACTCTGGTATTTGTTTTTATAAAACCCTCCACTTGTTATAAATGGGGATGTATACCAATTATTATTCTCCGTCCCAAAAATGTAATTTGATGGGGAAGTAATTTGCCATTTATAGAATGGAACTTCTTGTGTGGATGGATACCCATAATTATAACCAACAAATGGTGAAATGTTATATGTTTGTATTCCAGGTGTTAATTTTTTTCTTGTTATTTTTTCCTCGTTATTGTCTTGAAAGAAAATACCAAAAATAGGTCTTGATGGTGATTGGGTGTCGTCTCCAATGAATAAGTAGTTATTTGGGTAGTTCTGTTCTAAATAAGGATTTACTTTAAATTCACTATTTGTTGAGATTGCTTGTGCAAAATCTCCGTCAATTCTATCACCACCTCTCGTACTATTAAAGAACTGAACAACACCTATACCTTCTCCTTGATTTCCGTTTGTAGATACCGGAAACATTTGTTGTATTATAGTTTGATTCAGTAATCTAGAAATGAATCCCATTTGCATAATATCAGAATCATCACTATATGAAGTTGATTTTAATTGGTTTGCAAAATAACCCTCTAAATTTTCATTATTACATATTTGATTAATGAATTCATCTCTTGGTCCTAAATCTACAATTGTTGTTGGACTTTGTATTTGTTTGTCGTTATATCCTGGATTATTGATAAATAATGCCGCCAAGTTATTTGGTGGGGTTGGTGATGGTTTACCAATGAATTGGTTAACAAATCTATCCCAAGGAGATGATCTATAATAGAAAGTATTTTGTGCGTCATCAAAAACTACAGTATCTTTACAGTAATTGTATGTTGGGTCAGTAACTGAATTATTTGCATATGTGGATGTCTTATTAAATGAAGGCATATATAAAAATCCATTTATCCAATTGTTTTGGAATACTCTTGCAAAGACCCCTCTACATGCCGCTAACATTAACAAGTATCTAACTTTCCATTCTAAAAATAATTTCACATCTTCATCGTATTGTGAAATATATTTTTTATTTAAAAGGCAATAACATCCTTTAACAACTCTATTACTTGGTACATCACAATTTGGGTTTACGGTAATTCCGGTACCTGAACCTGAGTAACATTGTAACGAAACCAAACCATCACAAGTTAATGTTGAGGTTAATCCCGTAACTAATCCTGTTGAGTCAGCATAATTACCTGTTGGTAGTGTTCCTGGACCACCAATACTAGGGTTTGACTGAACCCCACTACCCTTAAAGAAATAAAAGTTATTATTTTGATGTAGTCCATATCCTGTTTGAGAATCGTTACCATCTTGAGTTCTTGTTGATGTTGGTATTCTATCACTTCTCATCACAAGTTTAGTTTCATCCAAGAAGTTAACTGTCGTAGTTAAATATCTATAATATGCTCTTGAGTATAATCCATTATACCCATCGAATGGCGTACCATAATCATTATTCGATCCAACTGAATCATAAAAATTATATATTACAGGGTTTAATGCTGGTCCTGCCTGTGAAAAAGAACCTATAAACGTACCACCAACAAAATAGTCTTGAACATATTTTGGTATAACCCAATTATATGGTGATGATGTAAACAAATTGTATGGTGATGATGATATTGTTGATAACGGAGGGAACGTTATGTCAGGTCTATAAGAACCTGAGTTATCATCTGTTGATAAATAATAGTAAGGTAATGTTGACGTAAATCCTGTATATTGACCTGGTGTAAGATCAAATATTAATGATGGAAAATATAAATTGTTTGTTGTATTATCAACAGTATCGTGAGATAATGGTTTAATATTATTTGTTGATAATGGTTGTATAGGGTAATTTAAATAATAGTTACCAGTAATTATAGGTCCAACCCCATATGAAGAATTACCAAATATTATTGATAAATCGTATTCTATTTCTTGTTTAGGGGTAAAAGGGTCCACCCCTCTTGTTAATATTATAACCTCTAAAGTATTTCTAACACTATTTTCAATTGCATCTATTGCGTTACCCGATGAATATAATGCTGGAGTTAATAACCCCACACTACATTCATCACCATAAACAAATCCTATATCGTGTAATAAGTATTTCTTAGGGAATTTATTTAAATCGGCAATACTAAAGTTTGTATTACCTGTAAATGAATTAACCGTATATCCAGTTATTACTTGAAAATACTCAATGTCGGTAGGGTATTCTAAATAATAGTCAGTTTGACCTGTATTAATTACGTATATTGTTGACTGCAGTAGTCCTGACCCATTTGATGCGGGGTCGGCATAATCTATTGTTCTAACTATTGGTGTTACAGAATCACCTGTAAATGTAGTACCTGTAATTGAGGTGTTATTAAATTGATTTTGGGTTGCTCCTGTTAAATTAACCCAACCTCCCGACAATTTTGGGTCTTGGAAGGTTATTACTTCTCCCACACCTAATTGTTGGATCATACCAGCTTTTGCAATAACAACTAATACCTGATCTTCAAAAGGGTCACTTGGTGTTCCAACTAAAGATGGATTTACCTTGGTTTTAACTTTATTAACACCTGAGTTTGCACCTCCTGAAGGAGAGTTTTTAAAATATTTATCTCTAGTATTAAACTCATTTAATTTTTGTGGGTATGTTTCTTTAGTGGGATACGCAAACCATCTTTCATCACTACCGACACTTTTTTCGGCACCAAATAGAAATGGTTGTGGGGCATGTAATTTATAAAGATTTGTGGAATCTATTAGATCATAACCTGAAAATATTCTTTGATAATCCAATAATGCTTGTGTTAACACATCTCCTGTTATTTCCTCCTCAAAAACTCTATTAATAAGTGACTTATACTGAAGGGTACCTCCACAATAAAATTTACCTTTATTATTTTCATCAGTATTATCGTCAGGACTAGCTTGTGGGTAGTTAGGGTGTTCAGCTAAAGAATATGTACCAGGTGAACTTAATGGAGCTAAGAACGTATTATCTGTTGTTGTTGTTGCGGGATTACCGGCTTCTGACTGCTGGTTATTATATTCATTATTTACTTGTTGGGTTACGGAACTAATATCAAAATCATCATCAATTTCCGCACTTCCACAGTCGCATGAACAGGCGTTACATTCAGGATAAGATAACATAGGTAATCCAATTCTAGGAAAACCTTTTAATCTTACTATGAATACAATTACAAAAGCAAAGAAAACCAAATATAATGCTAATTTAAATACCGCCTGTAATATTTGCCAAGCGGTTCTAAGTATTACCCCAATATTAAATACGGGACCTCCTGGAATTGCCGTTGCCGCACTTTCAAGTGCTGATTGTACCGCATCTATGGTTTCCCTAACTTGTATGTATAAAAAATACAAACATAATATAACTAAAACCCATTTTAAAACAGGCCAAGCCCAAGCTACAAAGTGAGCCACAAATAATAACACTAATATTGGGAATGTTAATATGTTTAATAGTAACATCGCCAAGAAATATATAAAATCAAATTTTTGTACCGCATCATTAACAGGGAATGGATTATTTTTAGAAATACACTCTCTATCATCAATCTCTTTAATCCCTAAATGTCTTGCTCTAGATATACCGTTCTTATAACGGTCTAAAAACATTGCGGTAGTATAAACCTTATTATAATTAAGTTCAAAAAATCTATCCTCACAATTGATTGCCTCTTGAATCATTGTGGAATCCCCATAATCGTCCCAATCTAAACTAAATGCGTATGACCTAAAAGAATCGTACGCAGCCTGATCGTAGAATGTGAATTCAAAGTCTTGTGTTTGAGTTGTGTCTACCGCATTTGAGTTTATTCCTATGTTGGCTCCAGGGGTGTTAATTGGTATACTAGTTAAACTTCCTGTATATGGTACACCGTTTATTGTTATAGTAACGTCCTGAGAGTTAACATAAGATTGTAAAATTAATCCACCTGTTTGTGCAGGTAATACTATTGCCGGGTTTAAACTTGTTGTGGTACCAGGAACTGAAACCGAATAATTTAAAGGAACACCTAATGTTGGATCCGCGTTTGGTGTTGTTGATGCCCAACCATACTCTTTAATATTTGGAACTAAGAAATTTGCTCTCAGTATTTCGTTTTGGATTCCTCCGTCATTTTGCCAACTAACTTTAAATCTGTATTTACCTTTTGTTGGAATCCCTACTGTGGGGTCCAAAGAAATAATTTGATTACCAAACTCATCAGTAACAATATAATCTAAGTTCATAGGGACTTTTAATAAGTAAGTTCCGTCACCGTCAATTATTTTACCCCCTTGTTCTATTTCATATTCTTCAAGTGCTGGATACCCATTTCCATCAACATTTATTGTTTGTCTTATTGCCGATACTCTACCTTGTCCCGCCTTTAATGAACAGAATGTACCTGCCGCCAATGGAACTCTACAATTTGTTTTTAACGCTTGTTCGTCTTGGGTGGTTGCAATTGACCCCATAAATGCCGCAGTTGGTTTTATGGTTAAATTTATCTCTTCAGACAAGTCAAAATCTTGTCTTGTAATTCCAATGAAACAAATATCAGGTTCTCCCCATAATGGTTCAACATTAACTTGTTTAACTAATGTTATAATTTGTGGTAACTCACTTAAATTGTTTGATGATTTAAACTTAGAACCGTTAAATTGACTTTCAACCGCAAATCCACTATCTATTAAATCTTGTGGTGTTAACGAAAAACATCCTATGTTTGAAAGGTCAAGGTTCATGACAAGGGTTTGTTGTCCTGTAGGTACCCCAAAAATCATAAAGTCACCACTATCGTTTGTTGTTACTGTGTACTTATAATATTTGTCATAAACTTCTATTACCGATCTTTCAAGAATTGCTTCGTCTCTATCAAAGAAACTACCCGTTGGTACGTGACCTAAATACTCAGGAGATTTAGGTAATAAATTATATTTATACCCATCTTCATTTTTATTATTTAATGTTTTGTAAGGATATAATTCACTTATAATTGGGTTTAACTCATCCTCATTTGTTAACGGTATAAAAACAGATAATTTTGCGTTTGCAAGTCCAAATCCTCCATTAACTGAAACTCTACCTGCAATAACACCATAATCGGCACATCTTCTTTCGTATATTTCTGCTTGTGTTAATTTAAGTGATAGTATTTCTATAAAGTCAAAATCTTGATCAAACTTTAAATTTACAGATTTATCTACACCTATATTAGTTCGTATTCTATATGAATGTGGCATTAATTTCTTTTCTTGATAAATAGTTTATTTCCTATTTTAAAAGGATAACCCTTTTATAAAAAAAGGAAATTATCAAGAATATGTTACTGAAGATAAATTAACAACACTTACTCTAATATCTTTGTTTCCAAATCTAACTTGGTATATTTGCGTTGGGTCAGCAAAAATAGTGTCGGATATCAACTGAATTTCTTTTGTTGATTGATTAGAATATGGTTGTGATGTTTGTGATGAAGAATACTGTCCCCCAACTTTGTTAAAGACCTGTATATCCGATATTGACAATACTCCGTTTTCCGCTTGTATTAGTCTTCTTAATTCAGAAATATTAACATTTTGACCTAATTGTCTTGACGTTGGTGACATATATGTAGATACAATATCTATGATTTTTGCAATTATAGATCCCTGACTTTGTGAAGAATCTAAAACCACCGCAATGTCAAACCCTAAGTCAATAACATTAGCACTTTCTACAGATATGTAATCATTTATCATTCTATAGTTTGATAAATAATTTGCAATATTAGTTTTTAATGCGTTTGGAACTACTGATGTAAGTGTCCCACTTGAGTCATAAGAAAGTAATTTTATTTTTATTTTGTTATTTTCCTCTACTATCGACACTTTAGATGGTGCCCCAAATTGTGAAGGCATATTTCTTAATAATGAATCATAGTCATTAACCGTTACCGCTCTATTTTGTGATGAGAAGTTGAAAGAAACAAAATTTCTAATTTCCTCTAATGTTGGTGCTGCCGCTCCACCAACCGCAGCGATCGGGTTTGTACAACTTAATGAGTTTGACGTACTTGTATTAAGACTCTCAGAAGGACCGTTAACAAAGAAATTACTTTTCTGTACTTGAGTAATAACCCCAACACCGACATTACTTGATATTCCCCCACCAATTCTATACTGAATAAACAATGTTGAGTTTGATTTAAGTGTACTTCCTAAACCTAAATTATTAACGTATTTGTTTATGTTAATTGATTGTCCATTCCTTGCAAATTCCCTTAATTGTTCTTCCGCAGAATTATTACCACCACCAAAAGTTAATTTCATAAAACCTTGTGGGGTATATTCTGTAATAAATTTATCACTTGTTGTAATGTATCTACCGATTTTAATACCAGGAGCATCCGAAGGTTTTGTTGGGTCTTCAACAAAAACTCTGTCTTCAACTAAGGCCCTTACTTCATAAAATCTGTTATTAGGAGATAAAAAATCTTGATCTGAAGGTACGTTACTATATTGTGATCCGTCTTTTACAATGACACTAGTTACTCCCAACACATTTCTTTCAGGTAAAAATAACTCAAAAAATGGTTTAACATCGTTAGGTGTTATAACTCTTTTAAAAACTTTAGTTAAACCATTAAGAACTACTTCTCTTTTGGTTACTGTGTAATTTTGTATTGTACCATTTGAATCTATATTTGGTCTTACTATTCTTGAATTTGGTTGTCCTTCTCCATTATATTGAGATGAAAAATCTATATCATACACAGTTTCATATGATTGACCTGCACCATTAACTTGAGTACCTCTTCTTAATATACCACAATATCTTATATCTTCCTTATCTCCAAACGCAGGTACAACAATAGAAAAATCAACTAATGATATTGATGGTCTTTGTCCCGGTATTTTTAAACCGTATGTTCTTGCAATGTTAAATAATGAAGTCTTTTGTTGTGCGTATTGTAATACAGTCTCTTGTATACTTCTATCAATTTGAAAATTAAGGTTGTCGGCAACTGCGGCATTTAAATCCATTAAAACGGAAAATACCGAAGCATCATTAAAATTTTGTATTAATTCAGGATAATAAGTTTTTACGTAATTAACTAATTCTGTTCTAACTCCTTGAAAATCCCTTGTTGTATATGATATTTTTTTATCTGCCATACTATTAAATATTTAAAATAATGAAATCACTACTGTTAAATGCGTCGGAAGTTATTTTATAATCAATCCTAACTCTTGCAGTATGTTCTTTTTGTGAAATGTTTGGTACGGTAAACTCTCTTTGATCCTCACCGTTTATAAAAGTACCTTTGTCTTCATACTCTGTTGAGGCGTCTGTAATTAAAACATTAGTAATTAAAACCCCAGGCATAAATTCCTCAACGGAATCTCTAATTTCAGCCTCTATTTCGGCAAATGTTGGTCCGTCTAATGGTTCAAAAATATATTCATATAATCTTGATCCAAAATCAGGTAAATAATATCTACTTCCTTTTCTTGTTAATAATAAATGTATAAGATTAGTTCTAACTTCTTCAGAAGCGTAATCTGTTAAATCTAAATATTTACCGTTAAAGGAATCCCTAAAAGGGAAAGTAATCCCGTAAGTTATACCATTTGCCATATCTAATAAATATAGTATTCGGATATTTTATATAAATAAAAAAATCACTGATTTCTCAGTGATTCTTTAATCTTGTGTTTCCTCTTTCAGACATAGGTTCATAGGGACAATGTAAACATCCGTTTCCACAACATCTACCCCTTTTCATATGAAAAGATTCTGTCATTACTATATTACCGTTTTTATCCTTATAAAAGTCAGGTTCAGGAGATTTTTTTGTTATCTCCCGAACATATAACTGTTGTATCCAATCTTTAGATGCGCTTACTGTCATTTTAATTTTATTATACTATTTCACAAGCCCCACCAGCACAGGCGGCTTCCCCTCTAAGGTCGGTATTATCTTGTAACTCAATAACTTTTGTAAGATCCACATCTTTTAATGTGTTTAATAATCTATCAAAATCTTCTTTTGTACAATCTTCAAAAGGTGCTTGGGTATAAGTTCCTCCGTTATAAGGTAATACAGATAGTCCATTATAAAACTTACGGTTATCCCACATCCATTCACCAACTAATTCCCATTCGTCTTCTTTAATTGAAACTGTTGCCGATACGTTATGAGTATTTTGTCCTGTTCTATGACCTGGTTTAATCCATTCTTGTGCAACTTTTTTAACTCTTTCCAACATTTGGAATACTGATTCGTGTCTTATGATAGCACCTTCAGGGGCTTTTTGTGGTATACCAATTACTGCAGTATCGTGAGGACGGAAAAACTCATCTTCAATCAACTCAGGGTGATTAATCGCCAAGTAATTATAGATTGATTCATTTTTACCTACACGGATTCTTCTTAGGTAATAATCGTTATGCCAAGCGTGGATTCCTGACGATGTGCCCAATACCAATGATGAGGTTCCGGATGGTTTAACTGTCGTTGATCTTGCAGATTTGTTAATTCCAATAAGACCTGCAACCCTTTCATTTTCTTCTTTAACGGCTTGAGCCGCCGCTTTCATATCATATCCTAAAACAACACCCGAACCGATTCCTGTCATTCCAACACCAATAAGTGCGTCTTTTTCAGTTGTTCTTTTCCAAACGTCTCTTAGGTAATGGAAGTCAGTATAACCTGCTTGTAATGTTCCAATGAATGCGGCCCCTTTAACTCTTTGTTCAAAATCTTCTTGTGATTCAATATCAGACGCATTTACTTCACATAAGTTACAGAATTGGTTAGGACGAAGTGCAATCTCACAACAAGGATTAGTTCCCCAATCTTTATCGTTTGACAAATAGATACCAGGTTCTCCTGCTCCTGATAACTCAATACGTTTCCAAAGACCCATAAAGAATTCTTTTGTAATTTTGTGACGAAGAAGTACTGCCGAGTTATTTGCTCTACCTCTTTGTGCATTTTGTTCCCACCAATTACCTGACTTACAAGAAATCATTTCTTCATCATCAGCCGAGAATAATGAGATAAGTGCCGCTCTTCTAATACCACCTGCAAGTACTGCGTCTGCAATATGACATATAATATCGTGAGTTTCAATTGATGTTAATTTTTCACCATCTTTTTTGTTATTTAAAACTTTTGTTATGTGGTGGATACAATCTTTTAACGGTTGAGGTCCTGGAGCTTTTCCTCCAGAAGTAACCAATAAGGCTCCTTTATGTCGGATATCCGAAAAATCAAACACAGGGGTTGACGCTTTTGTGCCCATATATGACTCAATAAGTACTTTAATTGCGTCTGCCCATCCTTCAATTGAATCTCCAATTAAGTACCTTCTTGTTCTTGTTGGATTTGGTTTTTTAATTTCTGGTAGTTTATCTACGTGGTGTCTTTGTACCGAGAACCCTACTCCTGTACCTCCTAAAAGTAAGAACATTGTCTCCGAAAATGCGTCCGTATGGTCAATAGGTAGATAAGCACAGTTATAAACTCTATTTGGTGAAATCTCAATTGGTTTACCTCCAAATTGTAATGATCTCATTGATGGAAGAATTTTCTTATCATATACCATTTTGTATACGTTTTCAATTTCTTCTTTAATTTGTGGGTATTTTTTTTGGTGCATTTCTTTGTTTCTTGTTACCAATTCTTCCCACGATTCCCTTCTATTTAATTCAGG